GTGCCACCAAGGGACTCGGCATAAAGTTCAAAGACGACGTTCGGATCAATGTTGAGCCGGCAATCGTCGCGCTTCGAAAGCTCAGGCCATGAACACATTCGACGAATCGAAGCACCCACGCGAGCCAGCCGGCCAGCCGGTGGGTGGTCGATTCACTGTGGCGCCAGGATCGGGCGGTCGCATGATCGGGCACATGCTATCCAGACGCGCCGGCATGGAGGGGGCACCCAGGCCTGTTGCCACTGAAGACATCCGGGAGCTTTTCAAGCGAGTGGCGGCCCCGGATGGGGGCTTCACGTATCAACCAGTATCTAACAAGAGCCCGAAGGATGGTTTCGCCGTGAGTCCTTATCCCGAACGTTCGAAGGCATTCGACATCGAGGGTTTTCGCCCGAGCGACTTGATGGGGTACTACGCAAATAATCGGGACGTATTTCGCAACCCAGGACACTTCCTTGGGGCTTGGCACGACAAGAGTTCAGGCAAGGTGTTCCTGGATGTCTCCGTTGTGAAACGAACGAGAGGCGAGGCAACGAGGGTGGCTCTTGCCAAGGATCAGATCGCGTACTTCGAACTCGTCGGTTTGAAGTCCGTTACCGTGAATGCGGGAGCGACATCTGGAGGTGTTGTGTGAACAAGCCGAAGCTTCTACTCGCCGACGTGAGCGGTCGAGACGCAGTCAAGGAGATTTTCGCCATGTACAAGCTGCTGACGGGTCGAGAGCCGACCGAGAAGGAAAAGCAGCAGGCCGAGCTCGCGATGACGGGCAAGATCAGCGTCAAGCCACGAAATAGCGGGTGACCCTTGTATAGGGACGGAATTAAGTGACACAATCGCGCCAATTGCACAACGGGGGTGGATGCCTCAAGGTTGTGCAGATCGGGTCGGACGACCCACCCACGCTGAGGCGGACGCCTTGGTAGAAAGCACTGGAGAATGAAGCTCAAACTCGATGACAAAGGAAACGCGGTCGTGCTGGATGGCAAGCCCGTGTATGTGCAGGATGATGGCAAGGAGATGGCATACGATGTGCCAGACCTCGTTCACAAAGTCAACGCCAGGGCGGCCCAAAGCCAACGTGTCGAAGACGAGAACAAGGAACTCAAGGCCAAGCTTCTAGCATTCGATGGCATCGAAGACCCAAAGGCTGCACTCAAAGCACTTGGCATCGTCAAGAACCTGAACGGCAAAGAGGTGGTGGACGCCACCGAAGTCGAACGGAGGATTGCAGAGGCCAGCAAGGTGTTCGAAGGCAGGCTTTCCGACGCAGCCAATGCGAATGAAGCACTGGAATCCCAACTGTTCGAGACACTGGTCGGTGGTGCGTTTGCATCCAGCCAGTACATCAAGGACAAGATGGTTTTGCCGGCAGACTTCGTGCAAGCGAGATTCGGAAACAACTTCGGGGTCGAGAAGGGAAGGGTCTACGCTGTGGATGCCAACGGCAACAAAATCCTCAGCAAGCTCAAACCCGGTGAGCTGGCAACTGTCGACGAGGCGCTTGAGCAACTGATTTCAGCCCACCCGCAGAGAGACTCTCTGCTCAAGGGGGTTGGCTCCAGTGGCGGAGGGTCGCACGGCGGCAGCTTCAATGGTGCAGGTGGGAAGCGGACGATCACGAGATCGCAGTTCGATCTGCTGGGTGTGGCTGAGAGAGCCGCCGCAGCGAAGGAAGCGACCATCGTGGATTGATAACCCTTCATCGGAGTAATCACCATGGGCACCAACACCCTCACCAGCCTGATCCCTGATCTGTACCAAGCGATGGACACCGTCGCACGAGAGCTGACCGGAATGATCCCGTCAGTCACGCTCAACGCCAGCGCAGAGCGTGCCGCAGTCAATACGCCAATCCGATCTTTCGTTGCACCCGCTGCGGCATCGGAGAACGCGACGGCAGCGCAACTGCCTCCCGATACGGGCGCTCAGACCATCGGCACCAACGACCTGAAGATTCTCAAGTCCAAGGTTGTGCCGTTCCAGTGGACCGGCGAAGAGCAAATGCAGGTCGCACCCGGCCACGGCCACCGTGCCATTGCTCGCGATCAGGTGTCCCAGGCCATTCGAACGCTGGTCAACGAAATCGAAGTCGACACGTATAACGTGGCCTTCGCTGGCTCCAGTCGTGTGGCCGGTGTCGTGGGCACCAAGGCGTTCAACACGACCCTGGGAGACGCCGCTCTGGTCCGCCGCATCCTGGTGGATAACGGCTGTCCGACGAGTGATATCTCGCTGGTGATCGGCACCTGGGAAGGCGTCAGTTTGCGTAGTCAGGCCACTTTGCCGAATCTCGCCGATTCGGGCGCTGTCGAGCTGCGCAACCAAGGCATCCTGCTGCCCCTCTCGGGGTTCGCTGTTCGTGAATCGAATGCGGTCAAGGTTTCCACTCCGGGCACCACCACGGCGACCATCGACGCTGCCGGATATGCCAAGGGTGCGACGAGCTTCGTGCTTACGGCGGCAGCCTGCGCATTGGCGGTCGGGGACGTGATCACATTCGCGGGTGATACCAACCAGTACACCATCACGGGCGGCACGCTGGCCAACGCCGGCACGCTGACGATTGCCCAGCCGGGCATTCGAATCGCGATGGTCGGCGCCAAGGCGATCACGGTTGTGAATCTCGCGACCACCAACCACAATGTCGCATTCCACCGCTCGGGGATTCAGCTCGGGCTGCGGACTCCTGCTGTTCCGGATGAAGGCGACATGGCCGACGACCGCACTGTGCTGACCGACCCCCGCACTGGCATCTCGTTCGAGTTTGCGATGTACAAGCAGTACCGTCGGGTGCGCTACGAAGTGGGCGCGGCCTGGGGCGCGGCCGTGATGAAGGGCGATTTCACCGCCAAGCTGATCGGACTCGCTGGTTAAGATTCTGGGGCCGGGTAATACCGGCCTCAGTCTCTCCAGACTCAACACCCCAGGAGCCTCCAAATGGCCAATATCGTATTCAACATCGCCAAAGGTCGAGTAATCGAGTACTACGCCAGGGTCAAGAGCAACGACCCGTCCGCATCCGCTCTGATCGTCATTCCAATCCTGACTGCCGGCCTGGAGTCAGACGCGACTCTGATCGACAAGGACGACCTCTCCGCCTTTCTCACGGGCACGACAGACGAGGGCACCACGAACGGGTGGGTTCGCAAGACGTTGACGGATGCCGATCTGGTAGCACTGCCGGCCCCGGTCGACGCAAGCGACTATTTTGAGATCAGCCTGCCGACCGTTGTTTGGACTGCTGTTGGGGCTGGTGGAGGCGCCATCTCGAAACTGCTGGTCTGCTATGACAACGACACGGGCGCCGGCACCGACGCGAACATCATCCCACTGACGATGTTTGACTTCGCGCAGACGCCCTCGGGAAGTGACATACAAATGACCACGGGCGCCTTCTTCCGGGCGACGTAACGTGCTGATTCTCCGCGCTACGGCAGACCTGCTGCGGGTCATCACGACCGTAGGTGGGTCTCAGATCGAGGCCCACGTCTCGTTCGTAGACATTCTCGACTCGGCTGCACCGCCAGTGGTGCAGTTCGTCGATGTGGTGAACACCGCGAACATCACCACGGCTACCACGACGACGATCCTCGACTGCACGACCGCCAACCACGCTCGACGCGTCCTGTTTGCGTCCCTGCACAACAACCACGCATCCGTCACGGAGGTGGTCGAGGTTGTTCACAGCGATGGCAGCACGGTTCGAGCACTGATCCACGCGACCCTGCTGGCCGGCGAATCGCTGGTCTATAACGGGTCGGGCACTTGGCTGCACTACACGTCAGACGGAGTTCTCAAGAACCCGGGCCAGCTCACGGAGCTCGTGATCGGCGCGGCAGGTGCTGCTGCCGTGACGCTGGCCGCGACCGACACCCTGAAGTTGTTCGCCCGAAAGCGTGCAGGCATGATGCGGCTCAAGTACATCAAGCCGTCAGGCGTTGACGAGGAGGTGCAGGACAAGCTGAGCGAGAACGGCTTCAGCATGTACTTGCCGAACAACGGCACCACGGTGGGCCTGAATTACGGGCTTGCCTGGACCTCCGGTGGCACAGTGAGTCATCCGACCCCGGCCACGACCGCGCCCGCGATCATCAGCCAGCAGAAGCGCACCCGCTGGGCGAATGTCACCACCACCACAGACCAGTTCCTGGGGCTGCGTGTAGCGACAGCGGAAAAGCGCTACTGGCGCGGCAATGCCGCCGGCCTGGGCGGGTTCAATTTCCACGCCCGGTTTTCGATTGGGTTGTGGCCGGCTGCCACGGTGCGGTTGTTTGTCGGCCTGAACGACTCGAACTCGGGGTGGGCAATCAGCAA